GACTTTTCAACTACCCATATGGATTAATCCACCTGCTAAAGTCAAAAGACAAAGCATTATACACGAAATTCACAGTAATATTATTACTGACTTTGGCGGTAATGCATTAAGCGAAATAGGTTACGACGAAGATATACAAGACTTTTTTAGAAGTTTTGACATACAGTCTAGATTAATTGTAACACCAGGTAATTATAAAGTTAGTGTACTTAATAGTGCTGTAACACTTTTTGATTCCGCAGGTGTTAATAAGCAAAGTTGGACGCCTTTATTAGAAATGTATGATAAAGAATTAAAAGACAATACCAGTTTAATCAAGTTAAAAAATACAAATGACATGGACGATGACTCACAGGACTTAGCAGGAAGTATTGCTAAAAATCCAAGTGATGATACTCAGTTAATTTTTAATCTTGATACCGACACATTACCTGCATCTACTATAGGTAATATTAATAAAATAATTGATCCACAAAAGAATGTTCCAGGAGATGGAACATTAGACAACTTATCAATAGGACAAAGATACTTAATAACAGAAGACTTATCAAGTTCAGGGTTTCCTGAATGGAACATAAATGCATCTGCAAATGATGTAATAGAGTTTGATGGAACTAAGTGGAGTGTTTCCTATGATGCAAGTGCCAACTCTAATAGTACAGCAATTACAAAGAACTTAAATACAAGTAAAGTATACAAATGGAATGGTAACACATGGCTGAGCATCTACGAAGGGGAATACAATCCAGGGTATTGGACTCTAGTCCTGTAGAACCATTTAGCGGTATAGTTGGTGTAGGAACAATTTTCCTAGCACTAGATACCGAACGTGTACTTTTACAATTCAGAAACAGCGACAAACGACATAAACACACTTGGGGGTTTTGGGGAGGACTTGTGGAAAAAGGCGAGTCTCCATATGAAGCCTTAACACGTGAACTTGATGAAGAACTAGGATTAGTTCCAGATATTAATAAACTGAATCCTATTGATGTTTATCAAAGCAAAGATAAAAACTTTATGTATTATAGTTTTGTTGCAGTCATAGAACACGAATTTATGCCAAATTTAAATGGTGAAAGTTGTGGGTATGCTTGGGTAGACATCGGTACATGGCCAAAGCCATTACACGAAGGTGCTAGAGCGACCTTAAGTTACAATAAAGGTAACGAGAAACTTGAAACTATATTGAATTTACATAAATGCCAGATATAATAGATTTTAAAAAGATAAGACTAGAAAACTTACTAATTAAGTTTGCAAAGTCTAACGAAATACCGCCCGAATTTATTGACGGTCGTATGAATCCTGATGATTTGCATAATCTGTACAAAAATGATATGTCTGAATATTATTTAAAGTTACTTAATAAACTTAGACGCATACTTGCTAGTAGATTGCGTAAAAGTCAAGAAAACATTTATGAATCGTTTATGGAAGAATACTTATATTTTTATAAACATCAATGTACCAAAGAGGACAAATGGAGATTTCCTATTGTTAGTTCTAAGTACAGAGAAAACTTAAATCCTATTCGAGCATTATATTATGAATTACTTAATATAATGAACAGTTATAATCCTGAAAGTCATGTACATGTTTTTGTACTAGATATGTTTAAAGATGCAGAATGGCGTAATACTATTATTAATTGTGTTACAAAGGATATACGAGCAATAGATAAGATAACAACAACATATCATTATCCGTTAGAAAAAATTGGTGAGAAGCCTTTTGAATTTTTCTATCTTGTAGAACTTAAGAAAGATTTAATAACTGCTAGAAGTGTATTCCGATCTATGGAACATTGGTCACCTGACGAATAATTGCTGTAATCCCTTATTACCCGATATACTTTTTGAATCATCTGTTATATCAAAACCCAAAGTTATTCTAGGCATATCCACATCACTGCAAATAACTTTATGTTTTAAGTTGCCGTGTCCTATATAAATATTACCAATTATGTTATCTATGGTAAAATCTTCAAACACAGTTTTGCTGTTTAGCGGTTGAATAGAGATATATCCATGATACGGCCATTCATGATCATGCCAATCTAGTAACTGATGTTCTAAATGAAAATTTAACCAACTTTGATAACAAAGATCTTTGTCACTACCAATAAAGTCTACAGCACAATCACGTAACTCTCTAAATAAATCAGTCCAAATTTGTTTAGGTGAAGCATATGAGAATATATTATATTGATCATATGTCCATGTTGTATCATAATTTTTTAAATCTTTGGTTAAACGTTTGAATAATGTTGTACAATCAGATATAAATTCTGCTTGATTTTCTATCACAGTTTGTGATTTGTAAATTTTGTACATACGTTTACTTATAAAGTTTTCTAACCGCACCATCAAACAATGGAGCATACATTCTAACAGGCTCTTCTTTACCTTTTACAGTAACTTCGCCTATGCTACTAAATGCTATATCACTGCATTGTAGATATGTATATTCAGAAACAATAATTGGTGTGTCTTCTGCTCTTGTTTGTGCTTCTAATCTAGCACCTAAGTTTACAGCATCGCCTACAACACTATAATCTAATCTAGTTTCAGCACCCATGTTACCAACAATACATGTACCAGTATTTACACCTGTACCGAATTTTACTCTTGGCAAGCCACGTTCTTCCATTTCTTTTTCTAGTTCGTCGCCAAGCAGTTCAATTTCTATTGCTGTTTTAACGGCCATCTCAGCATGATTTTCACATGGTAAAGGTGCATTCCAAAATGCCATTATACAGTCGCCCATGAACTTGTCTATTGTACCGCCGTTCTTCAAAACTATCTTAGTCATTTTATCTAAGAAACTGTTTATTAGTTCTACTAATCCTTCTGGGTCATCTGCTTTCATGTACTTTTCTGATATGGGTGTAAAGCCGACTATGTCAGCAAACATAAAACTCATTTCTTTTCTTTCGCCTCCTAGTTTCATTAAACTAGGATCTTTAACTAACATATCAACATAGTCTGGGGATATGTAAGTACCAAACTGCCCTTTGATTTGTTGACGTAATTTGTATTGTTTATAGAAGTTATTAAATGCTGATTGTGTAAAAATTAAGAAGCCACTTAGCACAGGAAAAGTAGCATCTACTAACTGTAATTTGTTTTGGTATAACCACACACTACCATATGCTTCTCCACCTAAAATCAGCAGTGAAATAGGTGCTGTCCACAGTAAAGGCAATCTATACACCGCGATGGCTATTAAAATCATGCCACACAACGCACACAGAAGTTCTATAAGCGGCGATACTTGGTTCCGCTGTATATTTGATCCATCTATAAAATTTTGTAGCATGTGTGCTTGTATATGCTGTGGATACATATTGCCTCTTGGAGTAGGCACAGGGTTAGCAACACCCTCTGCTGTAACACCCACAATTACAAATTTGCCACCCATATTTGGCAAACTGTTTATGTCTACATATTCCACTTCTTCAAATGTGTTGTTGTAACGTATATATGCATCACCTTTTGGTAATGTAACTATTGGATCAAATGGCGGAACAGCAAATTCATCTATTCCTATATTTGTTGTTTTAATTATATAACTAGGCTTGCCTGTTTGTACTCGCAACATCTCTATTGCAAAACTTGGATATATTTTTCCTTCTACTCCTATTGCTAATGGATATGTTCTTGTTACAAAATCAGGTTGCGGAGCGGAGGCGTTGACACCTATGCCAAATGCTTCTGCTTCTAATTCGGGTATGTTTGTTACTAAGTTAGGCCATGTTAATAAAAAGTCTTGTGCCTTTGTAGGTCCAATGACTCCTGTACCTATATGAGGTCCTGTTGTTTTAACACCCCTTGTACTTGGTGTTTGTGATAACACAATACCGTTGCCTTTCAACCAACTTGCTAATGTAGGGTCGCCGCCAAACCTATCTGCTTCTGGGAACATAACTGTAAGTCCAATTATGCCTTGGTTCTTCTGTCTTAGGTCATGGATTAGTTGGGCAAAGTTTTGCCTTGGCCAAGGCCATTGTCCCCATTGTTGTAAACTCTTTTCGCCTATGTTTACAATAACAACTTCGTTACTTTGCTTGATTTCGTCTAGTTGCTGATAGGCGTCGAATGTT